TAGAAGAAATGATTGAAAAATCAGGATCTTCAATTAGTAAAAATGTAGCCCCTACTGGAGACAATCCAGAACTCAAAATGGAGCCTGCATTTGACATGGATTTTGATAGGACCAAAAGGAACTGTCAAAGGAGAGCTAGAAGAATGGTTAATAATGCTACCGGTCTTATGCTTTCCGATGCTATGGTAAAGGAAAACCCATATCTAAAAAATAAAATGCAAGTTGATATTATCTCTTTAGCTGGAATTCTTTATCAGTTAGAGGTTAATGAAATGATGCAGGAAGCCCTCATGGAAGAAGTGCGTTCAGGCGCGGCACATCCACGTATGTTCGAGGTCTTTGGTAACCTTAGCAAGACCATCGGAGAGCTAAATAAGCAACTCCTACAGACCGTAGAGGCCATTAAAATGACCTACCGTGATGTCAAAGGAGATATCAGGGAAAAGGAGGAGGAACTCAAAGCCATTGGTCCTCACGAGTCTGGACTTGTTCGAAATAAGGATGGAATCACTGCTATGGGAACAAAGGAGCTTATTAATGAAACGAAGAGGCTAAAAGCTGCTCAAATGAATGACGTCCAAGACATTGAAGAATTAGAATCCGAATAATTAGTATATATGTTAAAGAAACGTTAAAATGGCTAGAGGATCTGTAGTATGGACAACAGAAAAAGTTAGTGGTGTTCTTGAAGAATTAAGATTCGGTGGAGATATAGATTCCACTTGTTTTCATGAGGGGGATTTTGAATTAAAAGGAGCTAATGTCTTTTTTCAATTAACTAACGAGGAGGAAGCTGAATTTATAAAATGTTCTCAGGATGTTGATTATTTTGTAGAAACTTATTGCAGGTTTCTAACAGATGAAGGCAGGAGAACTGTAAAACTAAGAGATTTTCAAGAAGAAATATTAGCTACTCTTGGCGAAGAGGTCTGGATTCCAAAACTTAAGGATTTTGGTCCGGTTAATAGAAACTTCATTTTGATGGCATCTCGTCAGACTGGTAAAACAACTACTATTGCAGCTTACTTTGCTTGGTATCTGTGTTTTCATACTGATCGAAATCTTTTAATACTTGCTAACAAACAGGAAACAACTATTGAAATTGTTTCGAAAGTTCTTGATGTTTTCAGAGGATTACCTTTCTTCTTAAAGCCGGGTATTAGAAATATTGCAGCAAAAGGCCTAAGACTGGATAATGGATGTATGCTTACTTCACAAGCGACTACTAAAACTGCATCTATTGGTTTTACTATCCATGTATTATACATCGACGAATTTGCACACATCAATCCAAAAACAGCTAGATCCTTCTGGCGATCAGTTTATCCAACCCTTTCATCCTCATTAATTTCACAGTGTGTTATATCGTCCACCCCAGATGGCATGGACAACTTGTTCTTTGAAATATGGGATAAAGCGAATAAGGGTATAAATTCTTTTAAGTTTAAGCGAGTTGATTACTGGCAGGTCCCTGGTCATGATGATAAATGGGCAGAAGATCAAAGAGCTGACTTCGGAGATGAAGAATTTGCTCAAGAATTTGAACTTTCTTTCGATAGAAGATCAAATCTTTTACTTTCTGGATCTCAATTAGCTTGGATAAAAAGATTGAATAAGAAATACGAATTTCATGAATTGGAAAGATCTGATTTGGATGATCTTTTATACCGTGATTGTTTAACTTGGACCCCAGATTTTAATCCAAATGGTAATTTCAGTAATAATGCAGATAGATTTATTTTATCCAATGATATAGCGGAAGGTAAGGATGAGGAGGAGCTAAAAGATAATGACTATAATATAACTTCTATTTTTAAGGTAGAATTAAAATCTTTGGCCAAACTTCGAACTTTACGAAGAGATGAACATGTTATAAAAAATCTATTTCGTTTAAGACAAATTGGGATATTCCGAGATAATATTGGGGATGAAGAAATAATGGCTAAAGTGAATAAAGTTTTAGTACATGATCAGTTAGGAACCGAAAGATGCAAATTAGTTACAGAAATGAACTTCAATGGAAAAGCCTTTCTTAAAGAATTTGCTAATCATGATTCTTGGTATGATAATTTAATGATGCATTCATATCACACTACTCCTATTCCTGGAGAAAGGCCACCAAGAAGAAAAGCTGGATATAAAACTCGACAAGATAAGGATCATTTTTGTAGAATGGGTAAAAAATTAATAAGTAAAAAAACTATCATAGTTAATGAACCCGAAACAACATCAGAGTTTGGCTCATTTGGCAAAGTAAAAAAATCATGGAAAGGTATTGCAAGACATGATGACACAGTTATGGCAGCTCTTAATTTATCCCGATATTATGAGGAAGAAGAATATTCTGATTGGCTTTATGATTTTCTTGATGAACTGCCTGATACACCAGAAAAAAGACTAGCAATGAAAATATTAGAGGAGCCTTATGATGATAGTGATACCTCAGATGACATGTTTGCAACAATGTATTTGAATCAGGATGAGAAAACGGAAACTGAAAAATTAAGAGAAATTTTTTCCGCTGAACGAAAAACAGGATATAAGCCAAGCTCTTCACAATCATGGCAAGGATAAAAGGATGAAATCCCTTCATTTGAATTAGGATATATAATAAAAGATACACATTTATTTAGAAGGGAATTTTTAAGAAAATCTAGACGAATAAATAATAAAAATAATTCAATAAAATATGGCTAAGCTTGCTTTAGATTTATCGCAATTTAAATCCGCGGGGGTCTACACGATAGAGGTTGATCAATCAGAAAGAATTGTAGTAACAACTCAATCATTGAGACTACTTCCTGGATTTTCCAAAGTGGGTCCTTTCAATGCTCCGGTGTTTATTCGTTCTACTCGTGATCGTCAAAAATTTTATGGAGAGGTAGATAGAAAACTCGAGAGAAAGGGTTCTTTCTTCCACAGATCTATTGATACAGCTCTTTTACAATCCCCAGTATTTGCTATTAACTTACTTGGGGGCCTTAATATGGCTCCAGATTCATCTTTGGATATGATAGATGCTATTTCTCTATCCATTGATTCAAGTACTGAAAATTTTGGAGATTATTCAGATAAATATGGAAATTTTTTCAATAGGGAGAGATTCTGGAAATCAGATCCGGACTATCTTTTAGGTATAGCTACTAATAAAGAAGGGGTTTCTAATGCTCAGAGTACTTCTTTAATACAAGTAGCAAATGTTGGAACAAAAACTATTTCATTTATATTCAGAAAAGCTGTAGGCCTTCAGGGATATAGCGTAATGGCAAAAGACTGGTACGGATCAGATACTAATATTCCATATGAATGGATTCGTCCTTATGATTTAATGAGCCAATATTTCATTCAAATGATAGCAGTCGAAGGCGATTGGACTAATTACTCCAGCCTTTCTACTGATCCTTATTATTCACAATATTTTTCAGCTGAAGGAATTTTACCAGCAACACTAAATCAATTCTTGGATCTTCCGAATGTTGGTCTGGTTGGATCTTGGATAGGAACATTCATTCCAGATTTCAGAGATCAAACTGGTTCAAATCAATATATTGAAGATATTGTTAATGCTTCAACTCAAATAACTGGAGTTCTTATTAGTGTTAATAATGATGCTTTAGACCAATTACTTTGGGATGAAGATCTAGGACAATGGTCGGGTTCATATGTTGTGGATCTTGTAGGACATGGTCTTATAGATGCTTCAGCAGGAGATGTACAAACATCATTCTTAAGTTATGATATTGATGTCAGCCAAAATGTTTTCCATAATACATTTGATATTACTCAATCCGATACTACTGGAAAGAAATTCACACTAGATACTTCAGCAAATTATATTACCATAGGAACTCTTATTAAAAAAGATGCTACAGGAGGTAAGATACCAGGGGTAACTCGAGTAATTTCTAAGATCTATGATGGATCTACTTATGAGTTTGAAACTTCAGAACCTATTTATGGATATTTAAGTACCGCTACTACTGTGGATACTCAAGCACCTATAGACGATGCATCTGTAGCTACTCATTATGTAATGCAAAAGCTTAGTGGACTTAATCTTAACTCTAACCATCTTCCGGGATACGACGATCAAGGAGCACCTTCGATCGAAGAAGGAGTTATTAAGATCTATGAAATGCTTGAGGATCCAGGAATCCTAAGAGGACTTATGAATCCAGATATGATTAACTACAGATATGTGGTCGATACAATGGCGTATGGTCTTAGACCTAATTGCGGAGGTAAAGTTTACCTATCAAGATTAGCTAAAAAGAGAGGTAAGACAACTGCTCTTATTTCTGCTCCTTCTATTAAGCAATTTGCAACATCTCAGGATCCTTATTTCTGCGAAACATTTGTTCCTGGAGTAGATCCTAAACCAATTTTCTCAACAGAATATATTGCAGAAGGTGGTAACCCTGATATGCCTAGAAGCTTCAGATTTACTTTACCGGACGAAGATAATGGAGCAAGATACACTGGTGTCTTCGGACCATTCTTAAGATATACACTTGGTGATACAACTATTGATGTACCGCCAGCAGCAGACGTATCGAACTCATACGTAAGAAAATTCCTCGGCGGCGATCCTTATGCGATTGTAGCTAACCAAAACGGTGTAATTTCTAACCCAGCATTAGCAGGTGTAGAATATATGATCGATCAGTATGACAGAAATTATCTAGAACCAT